AGAGGAACAAGAGTATCTTTAGTTAGTTGGTATCACGGTCAACCTTATGTCTGAAACAGTTAGAGTAGAAAAAATAGATGAAGTCTTTATGAGAGTTCATTGTGATGATGGTCTTGCAAGAGACTTGTATGATTTCTTTTCGTTTACAGTTCCTGGTGCCAAGTTTATGCCGTCTTACAAAAACAGATATTGGGATGGCAAAGTCAGATTATTCTCTATCAAAACAAATAAAATTTACATAGGTCTATTACCATATGTTGATGAGTTCTGTAGAGAAAGAGGTTTCAACTTTGAAGGCATACAAGATGTGATAGGAGAGAAACAAAGGGCAACAGAAGAGTTGCATCAGTTTGTAGAAGAACTAAACTTACCTTTCTCGCCAAGAGATTATCAAATGGAAGCATTTAGAACTGCTGTGCAATATGGCAGACAACTTCTACTTTCGCCAACTGCAAGTGGTAAATCACTAATCATTTATTTACTTGCAAGATATTATAACAAGAAAACAATTATTATAGTGCCTACTACATCACTTGTAGAACAAATGGCAAAAGACTTTATAGATTATGGATATGATGAAGATATATGTAAGATATATTCTGGTCAACCTGTGTTCGATGCACCAATAACAATTACAACATGGCAAAGTTTTGCAAAGGCACCTAAAGATGTTATGCAATCATTTGATGTTGTAGTAGGAGATGAGGCACATTTATTTAAGGCACAAACACTCAAAGGTATCTTAGAAAAGATGAAGACTACTGCAATTCGTTTTGGCACAACAGGAACATTAGATGGTTCTGAATGTCATAGATTACAATTAGAAGGCATGTTTGGTCCTGTAAAGAAAGTCATATCGTCATACCAACTTATGGAAGAAGGAACGATTGCACAAATAAACATACAATGTATCATACTTCGTCATACTAAAATGAAAAAAATGTCATATCAAGATGAGATGGACTATCTAGTAAGTAATGAAGAAAGAAACAAATTTATAACTAATCTAGTTTCATCATTAAAGGGTAATACATTAGTATTGTTTCAGTATGTAGAAAAACATGGCGAAGTATTATATCCTATGTTAGACGGCAGAGTAAAAGATTTACATTATGTATATGGCGGAACAGATACAGAAGATAGAGAAACAGTAAGAGAACTTGTAGAAAAATCTAAAGATAGTGTGATACTTGCATCATATGGAACATTCTCAACTGGTATCAATATCAAAAGAATAGATAATGTAGTCTTTGCAAGTCCTTCTAAATCTAAAATAAGAAATTTACAATCGATTGGTCGTGGTCTTCGTAAGACAGATGATAAAGATAGTATGAGATTATTTGATATTGCAGATGACTTACAATGTGATAATTTTACTCTCAGTCACTTGAAAGAAAGAATAAATACCTATAATGAGGAAAATTTTCCTTACGAATTAAACCAATTTGAATTAAAATGACAACACCAAAAGATTTAGTACCAGAAAGATACGAAGTTATAAAACTAAAGTCTGGCACAGAGGTTGTTGGTATGACTAGGGATTGTGGCGACCATGTAGAGATTACTTTGCCTATGATATGTCAACTATCTTTGATTCCAGGAACACCAAGAACAAATGCGACTTTCTATCCATATGCACCTTTGAGTGCTGACGAAATGGTAAAAATACCTAACTATGAAATAGTTCATAGAAATATAATGAATGAACAATTTGTTCCTTACTATGATGATGCAAGTTCAAGATGGTTTGAAATGATAGAAAATAAATCTATACCACTCGCATCAGCCGAGGATAAGAAAGTATCAGAGATAATGCGTAGGTCATTAGACCGATTACTAACTAGACCGCCTAGTGAAGAGTTCATAGAAGAAGCTTTAGAAGAGATGGACTTAGAATTAGAAGAGTTCGAAAATTCTATCGCACCCACCGATAAAAAAAAGTTGCACTAATTTTTAATTAATTTAATTTTCAGGATTGAAATTTACTAAATAATCGTGTATAATCCATAGTGATAATACATTATTATTCAACATTATATTTAATAAACTGGAGAAACCATGTCCACAGCAAAACTGTTTGCGAAGAGCATGGTGGAAGGAATAGAAAGCCTAAGAGAAGTTCTTCCGAGAATCATTGAAGCGATTGAGTTCATTACACTATTGACTCTTCCATTATTATTACCATTAATAATCATTCTGCTGTCTAAGACATCTGTATACTAGAATGTCACAGAAAGAGAAAGAAAAATTAAAAGAAAATTTTGAACTAGCTTGTCTAGTATCAATTTTTTGTTTGTCATTATTTGGAGTTAGTCCTTCAATATGAGATATATTATACTAGGATTAATAGTTTTACCGTGGGAAATAGGATTGTTTCTCTTGGCGGGTTTACTATTATGATTAGACACTTTTTATATTACATGTTAATGGCAGGCGTAGTATGGGATAGTAATCCTAATGGTGCTCTTCGTGCTATTAGAGAACTAGAAAAACAACAACAATTACAATACGACAAATGACACAATATATAATAATAGGTATTATGAGTGTTTTTATATCGTTTCTACATTTAACTAGAAACCCTATGCACGAAATATCATTCCTAATACAACAAGAAAAAAAAAGAAAAAATGAAAAAAGAATATGACCCTGTCTGGAAAAGGGAAGTAGTTCCTTCTGCTGTAGAGGATTGTGCAAATGTCACTTCACGATACGAACAACAACTAGAACTGCAACTAAATAAAACTGTAGATGCAACGCCAGAACAATTTGAAGAATGGCAAGAGACAGAACTCAAATGGTGGGCAGACAGACAGTTCCCTATAGTATGGATTGCATGTTTTGTTCAGCTGAGTGCATTAGGATTTATGGCACTAATAATGACTATCAATGGATACTACTTTAAATAGGTCCTGACCCTGGCGGCAAAGCTATCATATCATAACAACCTCGAATTCAACAAGGGGGTTTTAAAAAAAATTTCAAAATAAATATCCTAAAAAACCACTTACAATCAACGAAGGAGCATAGTATAATAACTACATTATGGCAAAAAACGCAAAACAAAATGAACACTATGTCAATAACAAAGAGTTCACACAAGCAGTCGCCGAGTTTAATGAATCAACTAAACTTGCCGAATCAAAAGGCAAAACGCCACCCCAAATGTCCAATTACATAGGAGAGTGTATCTACAAGATTGCAACTCGACTATCTACAAGGCCAAACTTTATAAACTATACCTACAGAGATGAAATGATATGCGATGCGATTGAAAATTGTATTCAGTATATCGGAAACTTCAATGTAGAAAAATCAAACAATGCATTTGCATACATCACTCAGATTTGTTATTACGCCTTTCTTAGAAGGATACAGAAAGAGAAGAAACAAGTCTTTATCAAACAACAAATGACAGCTGACATAACAGTAGACACATTTGATACAATAGATGGCGATACAACTGGTATGGTCAATACTAATGTTGAATGGGCTCAAGAAAATATGAATCCTGTTAATTACGAACCAAGGAAATCAAAAAGAACAAAAACTACTAAGACTAAAGGTCTTGATAAATTTACTGAATGAAGATAGCGATATTAAATGACACACACGCAGGTGTTCGTGGTGATATGGTTGAAATGGCAAAATATCAAGGCCGTTTCTTCGAAGAAATATTCTTTCCTTATCTAGATGAACATAACATTAAACACATATTACATTTAGGTGATTACTTCGATAGAAGAAAGTTTGTAAACTTTTCTACACTTAAACTTAATAGAGAACATTTTATAGAACCTTTAATAGAAAGAAACATTACAATGGATTTGATTCTAGGTAATCATGATGTTTATTATAAGAATACAAACGATGTAAACGCACCAGAGTTATTACTATTCGAAAGTGATAACATTAATATTATATCTGAACCTACAATAAAAGAATATGACGGTGTTCCTTTTGCACTTGTGCCATGGATTAATAATGAAAATTATGCAGACAGTATAGACTTCTTATTGAGTGCAGGTGCAGATACATGTTTTGGTCACTTCGAAATAGAAGGTGCATTGATGATGCCAGGTATGACATGTCAACATGGTCTTGACCATTCATATCTAAAACGATTCGACAAAGTTTATAGTGGTCACTTTCATCAAAAATCAGAAGTAAAGAATATCAAATATCTTGGTTCTCAAATGCAATTCACATGGTCAGACTATGGCGATGAGAAATACTTTCATATCTTTGATACTGAAACAAGAGAGATGACACCGATACATAATCCTTTGACTATGTTTGAAAAGTGTTTTTATGATGATACAAAAGAATCATTTGAAACAATTAGTAATAAAGATTATACAAAGTATACAGGTAAATTTACAAAAGTTATTGTAGTAAACAAAGACAATCCATACTGGTTCGATAGTATGATTGACAAACTACATGCCGCCAATCCATTACATGTTGTAGTTGTAGACGACCACAAACATATGGACTTGATGGATGATGAAGACATTGAAGGAGTAGAAGACACTCTTACTATAGTAGAAAAATATATTGATGGTCTTGAAATACAAGGTCAGAAAAAACCACTTCTAGAATTAATGACTTCATTGTATAATGAAGCACTAGAAGAACACAATTATCTATGATTAATTTTAAAAAGATACGATACAAGAATTTGTTATCGTCTGGAAATAAGTTTACATCTCTCGACCTTGATAGGTCGCAAACAACATTGATTGTAGGAGACAATGGCGCTGGTAAATCTACTTTACTTGATGCATTATGTTTTGGTCTATATGGTAAAGGGTTTAGAAATCTAAAGAAAGATTTACTTGTAAATTCTATCAATCAAAAAGAACTCATAGTAGAAATAGAGTTTGAAGTTGGTCGTAAGAACTACAAAGTTATTCGTGGTGCAAAACCAAATAAGTTTGAGTTATATGTAAATAACACTCTTATAAATCAAGATGCCACAATGAAAGATTATCAAGAACATCTAGAAAAGAATAT